CAATGATGGTCGAGTATCAAGTTCTTTTTGATGTGGCCATCGGCGTCATCGGCGTGCTGGGCGGTTGGACGCTCAACACCGTTTGGGCGGCTGTAAAGGATCTACAGCAAGCCGACAAGGAACTGGCCGAAAAGGTCGGCCAGATTGAAGTGCTAGTCGCTGGGCGCTATGTGACCCGCGAGGACTTTAATCAAGTGCTGAATCAGGTGTTCGAACGCCTAGACCGCATCCGTGACTTGGTGAGCCAACGATGAAAGAGAATTACGACGCCGCGCTGAAGGCGACGCTACGCTACGAAGGTGGCAAGGTCGACGACCCGCGCGACCCTGGCGGCCGAACTGCCTACGGAATCACGCAGAACACCTACAATGCGTGGCGGGCAAAGCATGGGCTTAGCCAGAAGGACGTGTTTCAGATCGCGGATTCAGAAGTCGCGGCGATCTACCGTCAGGAATATTGGGACAAGATCCGGGGTGACGATCTGCCGGATGGCCTCGACTTCGCCGTGTTTGACTTTGCGGTCAACAGCGGTGTCAGCCGTGCGGCCAAGTATCTTCAGTCTATGGTCGGCGTCACTCAGGACGGCGTAATCGGGCCAAAGACTATCGCCGCCGCTAAAGCCTATCTTGGCGTCAGACTGACAGACATGCGACTGGGCTTTCTAAAAGGATTACCGACATGGGCTACCTTTGGTCGTGGTTGGTCGAACCGAATAAACGACGTTTATGCTGTTGTGCGGGACTTATGCTCGCGCTGACAGGTTGCGCCGACCTGAAGTATTACGAATGTATCGCCCGTGATAGCACGTCGCGACCATGTAACTAAAAGAGGCTAAAATGTTAGTTAACTGGATGACGACCGTTCCGGGTCTTATCGCTCTTGCCAGCGTTGTCTGGCACGCTTGGCAAACTAAGACTATTAACTGGGATGACCTTCAGAATGCACTGGTCGGGCTGGGCCTCGTCGCCGCTAAAGACTGGAACGTCACGGGCGGCACCAAGCCAAACGATTGAAGGGGTCAGGTTGCAGCACCTAAAACCAAAGACGAAACTGCCGCTGATCTTGATGCTGGCAAGTTTTAGTGGGTGTCAATCGACCAGCAGGTGCCCCCCGCTGGTCGACTATTCAGCCGAACTCCAAACCAAAGCGGCTAAAGAGTTACGCGCTCTCCCCAGCGACAGCGCTGTCGCTCGGCTTGTCGTCGATTACGGTCAGCTTCGTCGAACGTGCCGGCTTTAGGTTAGCGCGCGTTTTATACTGGACCTGCTGGCGTGACATGGCGTAATCGTCCGCGAACGTCGCCGCGAACAGTTCATAGTTTACCGCGTCAACATGGCTGTCCATGTGATTCGGCGCATTGAACGCGCGGGCATTCTTGACGCAAGCAAGGATAATGGCGATCTCGTAGGGGTGAAAATCACGCCCAATTCGCAGCGTCGCCAGATCCGCCGCAAGCTGGAAATTGTTCTCGATACCGCCGTAGCCCTGACCGCGCTGGTCAATGATGTTAGCGGCTTGCAGCAGTAGTTCTTGAGGATTCATCTATCATCTCCATAATGGCCGCCCTTTCTCGCAACATTCTCAGCACCGTAAAGCGCTGATGCAGCCGCACTAGGATCGTAGAGCGCCGGGCGTGACGCATCTCTTCCTCCAGAAGATCTTTCACTTCTGTCTCGGTAAGATCAGCAAGCTGATCGTTAAGGGTTTTCCACGTTAAGTTCTGCAAGGGCGATTTCCGCTAAAGATTTCTTGTCTTGTAAACTAGACAAGATCCTTTCGTCAATAGTTTTATTACACATGATGATGTAGCACCAAACATCGCGCGTCTGCCCGCTGCGATGCAGCCGGCCAACCGTCTGCTCGAACAACTCCAGCGACCATGGCAACGACAGGAAGACGATCTTGTTGCCGCCGAACTGTAAGTTCAACCCGTGGCCGGCGCTTTTGGGGTGGATCGCCAGCAGTTCGATCTTGCCGGCGTTCCAGCGTTCGATGGCGTCAGGCGCGTCAATCGTCGTGACGTTAAAGCTGCGCTGAAGCTCGGCTAGTTCTTCTTTGTAATTGTAGACGATGATGGTGTTGTCGCGCTGGTTTTCGTCGAGGATGTCTCGGAGAGATTCAAACTTTTGGCGTCCAAACCACTGAGCATGGCCTTGACTATCATAAGCGAAGCCGGAGGTGAGCTGCTGAAGTTTGTTTGTGGCAGCAGCCGCTGTCGGAGCCGTGATCTCTTCATGCACATATTCCTTCTTCATGTTTTCGTATGGCTCGCGGTCGTCCAGTTCGCACCGGATCTCGACGATGTTGAGCGGCGGCAGCTTGTCCTTATACTCGCCAGGCTCCAGCACATAGGTCGCCGGCTTGATCGCCTCCATGACCTTGGGCAGCGCCTGCGGCAGCGGCTCCCATTGGCCAAAGTCGCGGTTCACGCAGTAGAAGTATTGTTGCAAGAACGCGCCCTTGCTGCGGCCTAGTAGCGTCTGGTCGACGACCTTGCATTGCCCGAACACGTCTTCCAGACCGTTTGACGTGAATGATCCGGTAAGTCCCCATCGGATCTTGAACTGGTCAAGGATCTTGAGCAGGAATTTGAAGCGCTTACCGGATGGATTTTTTAGCCGCGTCAGCTCGTCAAATACAATGCCGTCGAAGTCTTTAGGGTCAATCGACGGAATGTTGTCGTAGTTGGTCACGACTATATCTGCGCTGCTTTCAAACGCTTTTTTGCGCTGCGCTGGCGTGCCGACTGCAACTGCGATGCTAAGATGCTCGGCCCATTTTTTGATCTCAACAGGCCAGACGGACAGGCAAACGCGCTTCGGCGCAAGCACAAGCCAACGGTCGCAATGGCCATGCGTTGTCATGTCCGCCATCGCCGTCAACGTAATCGCTGTCTTGCCTGCGCCGACCGGCGCAAGAATCATTGCCCGATCATGGGCGAAGAGGAAATCGGCGGCTTCGTGCTGGTATGGGCGCAAATCCATTCGTCAACATCCTCTTTAGACCATAAGCAAGCATAATTTTGGTTTAACGCACGCATGTCAGACGCAAATATTTGTTGCAATGGCGATAACTTACCGCCAAGACGTTTCAACTCAACAAAATGTGTGGACCCGTCTGCAAAGCAAACCACGCGATCACTGACGCCGCGATTAGATGGCGATACAAATTTATATGCTTTGCCGCCAACGGCTTGCACACATTTCACAAGATAAGACTCTATTTCTTTTTCCAACATAAAAAGTCTATTGACACAGGCGTAAAGAAAAGTCTAGTGTCGAATCACTGAAAGGTAAGGTAATGGCACACAGCAACATCGTCGGCGGCTCGACCGCTAAGCGCTTGATAAATTGCCCCGGTTCGCGGGCGCTTGTTAATACAGTTCCTGAAAAGCCAAGCTCTAAATATGCCGAAGAAGGCTCGCGTCTGCATGACGCCATGCACATGATCTTGTCGCATGGCGGTAGCGTCGAAGATTATCCTGACAATGAGAAGCTAATCCTAGCGCTTGACTCATTGAACGAGATCGACCCTAATGCGGAGCTTGAGTTTGTCACGGAGGTGAACGTCCATTTTAACGACTTTCTTGCCGGAGTTTACGGTTCTTGCGATCTCGCTGGCCGTATTCGCAATCGTGCGATAGTTCTCGACTGGAAGTTCGGGGATGGCGTTGCGGTAGACGCCGAAGAAAATGAGCAGCTTATGTTCTACGCCGCAGCAGGTATGCGAACGGAGGCGCTGCGCTGGGTGTTTGAAGGCGTTGATGAGATTGAACTCATCATCGTGCAGCCGCCATATGTGAAGCGCTGGGTGACGACGCCCGGTCGCATTAAGGCGTTCGAGCGCACGTTGTATGACGCTGTGCAGGCGTCATTCAAGCCTAACGCGCCGTATGCTGCTGGCGACCATTGTCGTTGGTGCGCCGCCAAGCCTGTCTGCCCTCTGCTTACAGGTCAGCTTGAGCGCGCCGTTGCAACGAAAGTTAAAGCTATTGACGTGGAGAAAGTCGGCAATGCTCTGGCGTTTGCGATCCTTGCGGAAGAGTGGGCTAAAAGCGTCCGTGAACTGGCCCAAACGATGCTGGAGAACAACGCGCCTGTGCCGGGATGGAAGCTCGTCCCCAAACGGGCCACTCG